TTGTATAAATAACCAACCTGTCATTTAAAAACCTCCTTAAAGTTATTCACCTATTTCTTTTTCTAGCATTCCTTCCTGTGATTGCAAGCCCGGTTACGCATAGTTTTGCCCTACATGAGCAATATCTCTCCTTTAACTAGAAACATTTTTCTCACTGGGCTTTAAATCTTTGACATGTGGCTTATCTGGTTTATTTATACTAGATTCACCCCCAAAATCTTTAATTTCTTCATTAGATATTTCGCTAGTAGTTGTCTCTGAGTTCTCTGATATTTCAGCTACCCCGTCTGGTAATTCTTTCACTACTGCTTTATCTATCATTTCTTCTTCATTTACTTCTGGTTCATCTTTTAAAGTGTTAATAAGTTTATTACATTTTGAAAGTATAGTTTGTTCTTTTTCTATTAGTTCTTTAGATTTCTTAAATCCCTTGGGTAATGGGGGTAATTTTGGCGTTTTTGGAACTTTGATTTTCTTTGGTTTTTTTGCAAACCAAGGATCTGGCACACTGGGAGCATCAAATTCACGGCGTGTCATAGGTTTGTACTTTTCTGAAGATCTTCCCAAATATGACTCTTTTTGACGACGTGTTTCTCCTAAACTTTTATCAAGTTTTTCCCAAGAAGTATTTTTTGTCTTTGTTAATACTTTATTTATTTTGTCTTTTAATGTTTTTTCTAAATATTCATTTTTCATACTATTGTTAGCTCCTCCAATTGTATCTAAAAAATTATCAATACTTTTTATCATTTCTTTATAACCAGATGCGAAAATAGCCCGCATTTGTTTTTCTGCTTTTTGCTTCGCTCCAGATCCGGAATATATTTTACCAGATTTTCCCCATCTCCATTTTCCATTTCCCAAATTTTCAAGAGGCATCTTTCTTATGTCTCATACCGCCAAAAATACTCTTTTGAGAAAAGTCTTTTCTTTCTCCACATTTACTACAAAATACAGGCGGCCCAAAAGAAGAATAAGATTCATTTTTGCATTTGCCACAAATCCACGGTTGTCGTTTTGGTACTTTGGCTGGATGAGCTAAAAGTTTAGCTTCTTTTTCTCTCAATTCTTTTGGAACTAAATCTTGATATTCTTCATAGTATTTACCTTCTCTAGGTCCAATTTTAATTTGAGTACCCTTTGGAGGCTTTTGTCCCTTTTCAGGTTTAATATATTTTTTTGATTTTAAAAAATTATCTATCTTGTTTATTAAATCATTAGTCATTAGATACCTCTAATTTAATACCCAGTTGGTCTAAAATATCAGCTAAACCACTACTAATTAAAGTTATATCGTCATGATTAACGGACTCACTTTTATACAAATGACAAATAGCTTCAATAAATTCATGAAGAACTACATCCATTGGCGGACTTTTGTAAAACTTTATTTTTCTTTGAGACGTATAAAAACAGCCTAAATTTCCATCTTCAGCTAAAACATCAACAGTAATTTCTAAAGGAATTTTATTGCCCGCTAAATATATAGAATCAGGAAGCTTTATTGTTATCATTGTCTTTTTCTTTTAATAGTTCTTCGACTTCTTTAATTGCATCAGTAGCATTCAATTCCTCTGAATTAACGGGATTTAAGAAATTTCGTATTCCCTCAGCCCCCTTTTGTATAGTTATTATATTAAACAGTTGATTCATTGAAGACAATATATTTTGTAATTCAGCGGGAACCAAAGTATAATTTGTACCATTAATACTAATAACAAACCTATTTTCTTTTTCTAGATAATAAGAAAACCAACAATTCATTGGTTCATAATTAAGATTCGAGGTTTCTTTCATAATTAATTTCCGCCTTTATCGTCAGTTTTTTCTGAAGTTATTTTGCTATTATTTTTCATTAACTCTATCCAAGCATCTTTACATGAATAAATCTCATCTAAAATAAGTTTTCTATTTGCTTTATAGGCTTTCTCAGTCAAATTTAGGCTTTCAATAATTGACAGTATTTTTCCTACAAAATGACTAAAAGATTCTTCTAAATTTGTAGTAGTTGTACTATTTTTTACTTGTTTTTGCAAAGAATCAACTAACCTATATACCCAGCTTTTTATAGTAGACCTTCTTTCTGATTCTGATATGACTAAACATAGACACTCGCATATTCTGTCATACAAAACTGAAAAATAACTATTTATTTCCTTGTCTTCCATAAACCCTCCTTTTATTTTCTGCTAACAGTTACTCCATGTACTTTGTTCATAAACCAAACAATATCTTCAGCAAGATATTGCAAACCCTCTTTAGCAGCTCTGGCTAAAAAGAATTGACCAGGTCTTGCAGATATTTTACTTATTACTCTAAAACCCACGGGTTCTCTAGAGTATCTAAACTTACCTTCTGGAGTAACAGTGGTAACCTTTTTTCTTATATAAACTAATCTTTTATTTTTTAAAACGATGTCTTTTGGTGGATGATAATTGCCCTTTTTATCAGTATATCCCTTCCTTCGTATTATTTGGTCTCCACGTATTGGTATATCTTTATCTATTCCCGCTTCAACGATACTAGCATAATGATACTTATTTTTTCCTCTAGCATTGTAAACTACTCCAGTGCTATTAGCTGTATCTGTTTCATGACCAGACATAGACAAATTGCCAGTATCTCGTGGAACAAATCCCTCTTCTGTTCTCTTAGAAATAGAAAGTACTCTATCTCTATTACTTCTCAAGCCCAATACTATTGATTTCTTCAGTTCTGATATAATTTTATTTTGAAGTCTATTCATTCACTTATAAACATAATGTTGGAAAGACCCATCCTAGCTTTTGCCATTTCTGGCCTTCTGCCGGACCTACTCTTTCAAGTGTTTGTCCCTCTGCAGTAAATATGCCAATATTCACTGGGACCACAACCAAATTCTTTTCCCTCACAGAATTAGCCTGGGAGATAGACTTTCATCTACCAAATTTGTCTCTTAGACCTGCATAGCATCTTATTCAAGCACAACATTATAGTTATATTATATAATTTTTCAAGAAATTTTAATACATTTATTCGCTAATTCCAATAATATATCCCCATGACAAGGAAGAGGACTACACCAACACACTAAATCTTTACCTTTTAGTTCCCCTAAATCCTGAAGCAAACCGTCTTTTTCATTACTCTCCAGCCATGAATGATACAACTGAATAACATCCGCCCCACTCCAAAAATTACCGCCTGCATCTTTACCTATTTTAAAAGGATTACCCCATTTAGAAGGTCTCCCGATATAGACTGCACCGTAAGGAATACTTTTATCTGTTTTTTATTGAAGACTTTAGGCAATTTGTTCCTCCAAACACTTTCTTTTTGACTCATACTCGCTAAGTTCATTTTGCAAATCTAATATTTGGCTTTCTAAACCATCTTTTTCTGCAGTAAAAATTATATATTCATTTTTTCTTTTGTTATATACTCTTAGAAAAACATTAAAATTATTTAAAAATAATTCTAATTGTTTCTTAGTAATATAATATTGCTGTTCGTTTTCTATCATCTACTATAAGCTTCTACAGCTTCTCTTAAATCCATAAATGGTAAGATTTTAAATTCATGTGGATATAAAATTACCGAAGGATTTGCTATCGCTGAGCCCCAAAAACCACGACTTCTAGCATCATATTTTAACTTGAAAAGTCTTATTTAATAAGCCTCGACTTTTAGGAAATAACTTTAAAAACTCATCTTTTGATAAAGTCTTTTTAGCAAACCAATATAAATCTTTGTTATGTATTTTCATATGGCAACCTTTGCACACTGTAATTAAATTGTTTTCTTTGCAATTTAATTTATTAAAATCTATATGATGAACTAACCATCCCCTTTTATAGCATTTCATACAAGTAAAATTATCTCTCATTCGAATTTTCTTTTTTAATTCTTCAGAGAATTCACCATCATATTCGGTATAAAAAATAGACTTTCCACCTTTGTAATTAGGATTTTTTACTCCACACATACTACTATGTTTTCCCTTATTATGTATAGATATTAAATATCTCGAATACTCAGATTGTTTTTTACCTTTCATTCCAGATATTCTTCCCATTAAAGCTATAGAACGGTTTTTTATCCATTCATCACTTTGCTTTTTTCCACTCTGTGTAATAGATCTTTTTTTATTTGCTTCTATAGAAACACTGTTTATTTTCATTTTTACAGGTATACTTTTGTAACCCTGTTGTTTCATATATGCTTTATAACAAATTCTATTACAAAAAGTACTGCCTTTTCTAGTTGTTATTTTATTACAATATCTACAGTTTCTCATTAAGTAATACTCGTAACACCTTAAAAGCTTGATACATATCAATAAAACTCAATATTTCAAATGTCTTTGGAAATAATATTATAGTTGGATTTAAAGCCATTACTCCCGTAAATCCTTTTCCTTGTGCATATTCATCCCAAAGAATTTTATAAGAACCACACTTCAAAGCACTTCTTTTTGTTCCTTTGTAATAAAATTCTTCCATAGCAGGCACGTGGCCATGTTCAATAACACCCACATCAAAATTATCATTTTCTAACCTTAACATTTGTTTTACACAATGTGTTAAGTTTTGAGCGCTATTCATTCTATATTGATGTCGTCTTAGAATTTTATATTCAATATCTCCGACCGTTAAATTTAATAAACCACCATCTCTAGTATATACTATCTTTAAACTATTTGCTAATTCTTTCATTGAATCAATCTTAGCTTGCGCTTCTGTCCACAAAGTATGATTTCCAGTACCAAAAGCAATTATCTTAGTTTTTAATTTTTCCAATATTTTGTACATAAATTCATGTTGAATAGACACATCAATTTGTCTAGCTACTGAAGTTATTTTAGAGCAAATCATATTCTCAATAGAATCTCCTCCTAAGTATAAATAAGTATTTGGTTCGTTCAATATTGACATTATATCTTTGTCAAACTTAGTATAATCTACTCCCGGATGTCCCAAATGCCAGTCAGAAGTAAAAACAAGAGCTATAGGTTTACGGGCTTCTATTTTCATATTGATAGTTTTGGGAGCGAACATTTCTTCAGAAACTTTACTATATGACTTCAATAATCCTAACAAGTCCTCATAAGATGCACTATGATTTAAGAATTTAGGTGACACTGAAATTTTACTTTTCTTAACACCATATTTTTTTGCCCATTGATCAATAGTTCTATAAGTAACATTATATATTCTTTCTAGTTCCACAGCCTCTAATTTCTGTAAATCTTCACTAAATTTGTTTATCTCATCTTTAGTTTTAGGCATATAAGACATAAAGTGTGTATGTTTACTATCTCTTCTGGGAAATTTTAAATTTATTTTAACTGCAAATCTTCTAAGAGCTGTCTCAGTTCTGTCATACTTTTGCATTAGTTCTGGAAAAGTTATTTCTTGATTATTAAAATCTTTTTTAAATTCTTCTTCATCTATAGGGATCTTAGCTCTGGACATTAAATTGTTACTCCTTTATTTCAAATGTATGTTCGCATTCAGGACATTGCAAAGTATCTTTTGCTATTTTTTTGAAAAGACAAATATGAAAAACTTTTTCACAAATAGGACATTTAACATACATTTTTAACTAATTTATTTTTTCTCGGCTTATTATTTTTGCACCAGGAAAATGAAGAGAGACATCTCTACTTACTGAAATCAAATAAATTCCTTGTGGCAATAGCCATTTTAAGTCATTTGCCCAATAAGGCGCAGTCGACTTATATCCCTTGCCATCAATAGACCAAATTGTAACTTCAGTAGTAGGTATTATTGGAGAAAAAGCGAATGCTATATCAATATCATTTGGTCCAGAATAAAGCATTTTATTCCAATATCCAGTCTTCAAATTTATTCTCATACTATTGCGAAATCCAAACATAACTATCATAATAGCTATAATTATTACACCAACTGCAAATACAACGTACATTTATAACCCCCTATTACTTTTTATTCCAAAAATCTATCCAAGCTTGACATTCTTTACAAAGGCCTTCTTGACAAGTCTTACTGATTATTTTACAATATGTTCCCTTTTTATTTTCCAATAGACAATGTTCCATCTTTTTCACTATCAACACAATCTTTTAAAACACTTATAATTTCTAAAATAGTATTTTTATTACCTTGCGCAAATAAATAATCTTCTTTTACTTCATAATTATTTTCTGGATCAAGCGCAAAAAATGCCCCAAAACTGTGCGGAAGTAATCCACAACTTTTTGTTTCAGCTATCCACTCATTTAAGCACTGCATTAGAGCATCAATTTTTTCGGTTTTCTTTTGTTTCTTTATTTTTTTTATCATTTTCTCCAATTACTAATAACTGTTTTAAACAGTTAACTTCAGTTTCTAAACTAGTTCTAATGTCTTTTAAAGTTAAATCTATATTAGATAGATATTTTTCTATATCTTTAAAGTTGGGCACTTGAATATGTCCCATAGTGAAATTTACCACATCCAGTTCCAGGTGTAGCTTCTCTTGTTCCCCCACAACTAGGACATCTATTAGTGTCTTCCCCAAATATAGGATATTCAAATGGTATTTGAGAATTTACTTGGACCCATCCAAGACCACCACATCCATGACAGGTTACTTTTTCAGATTCAAAAGTTGGACTAAATTCTTTATTCACTTTTCCAGAACCACCACACACGGGACAAATTACTGCTTGCGACATTTTTTATTCATCCTCCTTTTTTATTGCTTCTTCTATAGCCTCTTTTATTGTTGATTTCCAATATTCTTTTTCAACAAAGAAAGTACTTGCTATATCTATTGGAAATGCCGATTCTGGCACATTTTGTATTCCTCCCGTACTCACAGCCCATCTTCCAGCGTCATCTGAAATAAGACCCAGTCCCTCTTGCTTTTCTAACCAATCTAATAATTCTTTATCTGTCATTTTCATCTCCTAATTTTATATCACACTCTTTACACTGATCCCACAATAGGCTCATTGTTATTTCATGCGCAGGAATTTTTGTTTTAGTATATAGTTCTTCTAATTCACCCATTTCCTCATTAATATCCCAATCACTTTTATTTAAAAAAGAACAAAACCCATTTTCTTGCTTTGGTAGATCTTCTCTTATGCTCCAATATGGACAAACATGACTTTCATCATAGCAATAACGACCTTCAGGAATAGTTTCAATATTATTCATATTCAAAACCTAGATCAAACACTTTTTCAAACATATTCAATTGGCCCGAAAATCTATTTCCCTTAACCTCTTTGTGCGCGGGATATCTGCTCGCAGAACATCGATTATTATAAATATCATTTTCCCATGTATTATCTGACATTAGCTGTTTTTGATGTTCCCATAAAAAACAAATTTCTTCCCAAGAATACGGGCCATTATTCATTCTCCAATATGATACTTGCTTAGTTCTATTATCAGCCGCTGCATCCCAGTTATAATAATATTCATTTTTATATGGATCTTTGCTCCATCCAGTTATTCTTCCAGAATTAACGATTTTATTTGTTTCCGTCCTAGCTATGCGCATAAACTTCCACTTTTCAGAAGCAACTTCTTTTCCTAAATCACTAGTTAATCCAAATATACTCAAAACTTTTTCTGGGTCTTTAAAATGGTCGGCAATAATTTCTTTAAACCTTAATCTTATTTCATTGCTAAAAGTTTTTAAAGTTTCTAATATTCCATCAGGATGTTTTACAATAAATTCTAAAGCTAATTTATCAACTAAGTCTAAATCTTTTGAAATACCTGTGTCAATTATACCCGCAGCAAAACCACGTCTAAATAGCTCTTCTATGGGAACTTGCAGTTTTATGTTGATCTCTTTTTGCCAATTTTCTAATGTTTGAATTAAACCGTCAACAATAATGTTTTCATTTGTACCAGGAGTTATTGTTTTAAAATACTTATCTATGGCTTCTTTCAAAGAATTATATGAATCATAAACTATTTGGTATCCTAGATTTTTAGTTCCATACAGCAATTTTCCTTCTATTTTAAACTTAGCTTTGTTTAATATTTCATCTACCCAAGAATAAATATCTAGCTGCTCTAAATCTACTTCGTGTGGAATTTCTAATAGTTTTGGTATTATCCTATAGTTCTCTAAATTAGCTCTTTTCTTTGTAATAAGTTCTTCTAATCTAGAAATAAATTCTAAATATGAGGGCTCATCTAATATTTCCGAAATTTGGCTGCTATCTAATGAAAAATACAACTTTTTTAAATCTTCTAAAAAATTTGTTGGAATTTCGTTATCTTTTATTTTTACAGCAAATCTAGAAAGTATTAAGCTTCTAGGATTTTTGGCACTTGAAGTAAATGGCATTGAATACCCGTTGTCGATAGCTACAGGTTCTTTCTGTTCTTTATCCCACAGCACATTTCCCGAATGTCTATCGTCGTTAGCAATAATCAAATCAAATAAACCAAATTTCCATAAATTAGTATCGTCTAAATTGTCCACGAATTCATCTATATTTTTTATATGAACAGCTTCATCTATCCATTCTTGAGCGCTACCCGGATTTCCGTCAACTTTAACTAATTTAGTAAACGGAACTATATCCCAACCTAAAATTCCATCTATTTTAAAAGCAACAACTTCTCTTTTATATAATTCATTCTTTGGAACTAGCCTCCATTTAGAAATATGCTCATCTCTACCCAACTTTAGAATATACTCTTTGTCATCACTTAGTATAACGCGTTTACTTTTATTGACACCCTGCTTTAAGCCCCCTGTTGTAGCTGTTTTCTCTGCGCTATCCGTTATATCTTCTATGTCTACAGATTTTAATATGTCTAAGAATTCATAATTTAACATAATACTATTTCTCCAATAAATAAATAGCTTTTTCTTTAATCGTCATTCGAGATATTTTAGTATGATGCCCTTCTGACATACAATAAAAAACCTCAAAGTAACCATTATCCATAGCTTTAACGATATCAACGATCAATTCAGTTTTAGCTGCATCTAAACAAACGCCTCTTTTGCCACATGTCTTACAAACCCACTTCCGCATTACTTTTTAAAAGGCAATATTTCTATTTGAAAACCTGCAGCTTTCTTATGCCCACCACCACCGTACTTATTAGCAATTCTATTTACATCTATATCATTTTTTTCAGTGTATAAAGAAATATTATACACACGCCCATTAAAATAAAAAATTATTTTAATGTCAAAATCTTCTTTTAGAGAATCAAAAACCATTGCACCCGTAAAAGCTATATTACATGCAATACATTTATATCCTTCAAATCTCGTCACAAAAGCTAAATTATCAATTAGGCGTTTATTATTAACTTGCATATATTCATTAATAATAACCCCCTGCTTTACAGTCTCATCTACAAGGTTATTATGTTCACTCAGAGCAAATAAAAGATTCCAAATATCACTTTCAGGACAAGTATCTTTTATTTTTAAACCCGCCTGAAATTGTTTAGTATATTCTCCGTATTTAAACTTCCACGTATCAAAATCACCAATAAGTTCTACAGCTTTTGGAACTTTAACCGTAGGAAAAAAATATTCCCAAGTTAATTCACATCCAGCTTTATCTGTTCTTCTTATTCCCTTAATATTATCAAATTTAGAATCTACAGACTTTAAATGATGGTCTATAAGGACAATATTTTTTGTTATGCTCTTCAAACTTTCAAAGTCTTCATCTTTATCAAAATTATAGTCAACTAATATCACTTCCTCATTAAGAGAAATTATATCTAGTGGAAATTTCTTGTCATAATTTACTGGAATATACTTACCAAGCTTATTTTTAGCCTTGTATACTATAGCAGCAGAACATTCACCGTCAAGGTCTATATGATAAAAACAAATCAATTATTTCTCCAGCAATTTAACCATTAGAAACTTATCTATCTCACCCATATTATGTTCAGAGCAATAAAAATCATAATTTCGCAATACAATCCAATTATTTTTTAAAGCAAATTCTAATAAATTGTTTCCGTTTATTTCTTTACCGCGCCATGTTTTTTCTAATCTCTTGTTGCAAATACAACATCCTGTAGACGCAAAAAATTCTGGAACAAAATCTTTCATTTCTCTAATAATACAAGCATTACAAATTTAGTTATTTCTTTTTTAGAATGTAGTGGACAATAATAATGTCCGTAAAGATATTTCCAATCTGTGCCTTTGGAATTAATCTGATTTCTATTTTTGAAACATATCTGACACATTGGACGAGGACCTATTTTACTCTTAAATTTAATTTTCAATCTTATCTTATTCTTGCAATTTTTTCATCAATGATTCTAAAACCAAAGTTTTCACTAGAAGAAGTTCAGTCGTTGGGCTTTCTGCAACAAGTTTAACAATTAAATCTTTTACTTTTCTATTTTCATCTCTAGGGCCTATCTGCATCACTTGAAACTTTCCAGGGAATCTTTTCTTTACAGCAGAAACTAATGCGTCTACAGCTAAATTGTCTAACACAAGCATGCCAGGTGTTCCGTCTGGAATGTCTTCATCTGGATGTAGTATCTTTATAGAATCATGTTCTAAATCTACTATCCGCCATACATTAGTTCTCTCATCAAATTGGGCCGTATATTTCATTTTTTATCCTTAAAAATTTGTAAGACAATAACCACAAAATCTTCCGCCACCTTGCTTTTGTTCTATATAACCCACTTTTCCACAAAAAATACACTTATTCTTAATTTCTATTTTTCCAAAAATAGAAATATCATTCCGTGATGCATTATTCTTAACCTCTTCTTTAGAGCTCACAAAAGAAGATAAATTTATAACTCTAGAGTTTTCTCTAGATAGAGCTCCAAAATGGTCTTCATATGCTGCTATTGCTAACATTACTGAAAAGAAGCTGTCTCCGTGTCCCATTGGAGTTTCAGGAGCATGTAAGTCATTTCGTACACACAATATCTGTTTTTCAAACCTGTCATCAGACAACAATCTTATTTTTTTTTGTTCTATTAATTTTGAAAATGAATTAGCCATTCTTCTTTTGTTCACTTCAGAAAGCACTATTGGAATGCAAATTCTTTGAGGCAAATGCCGCTCTTCCATTTCACCTCTAGTATTATCATAATATAAATAGTCTATCTTGAAAAATTCAATCGCCTCTATAAAGTATTCTACTTGACGAGTGTAATCCCATCCATCTAAAAATTTCTGATGAATTTGAGTTAAAATATTATCCATGCATTCGAATACAGAAATATGTGAGGGCGAACGTTTTTTACCAATGTCTACCCCAGCTACAACTGGACCTACTTTATTTATCATAACTTTGTAGCAGAAGTGAGAATTGTGTGTTATTTAAAATATTACAATTTTCACAAAACATTTAATCTTAAAACCAATGACTTAACCTTTTGTCCATCCTGCATTTATCTCCATATATAATAAATAACAAATATAATAAAAAATAAGCATATAGCAAAGAATATATAGTTCTTAACTAAACCTAGTTTTTGAATTTTAGTCTTATTTATAATATTTGGCTTAACAATTGTAGCATTAATTATTGTCGGAAATGCACAGATTAAGTGTTTTTCAGAAAAATTTACTTTGTGAAAGTTGTGTATATGACTTTTTAAAGTATTTATGTTTTTATAGTTTTTACTATTTTTCCCGCAACTTTCACATTTCATTTAAGTTTTCCTTCTTAGCTTTTTCTAATAATTTGCCAGCTTCATTTTCTTTTCTAGAAACCCAAATAAAAGATTTATTAATTTCCGGATATTTTTCCCAAATTATTTTTGCTAACTTTGCTAAATTTACTCTTGTTAATCTATATTTTTTATTTAATTGATTTACTATTAAAAGGCTGTCAGAGTATATTTCAGTAGAAATGTATTTATTCTTTAATGCATCTTCTAAAGCTAATATGATACCCAGATATTCAGCTTCGTTGCTAGTTTGTATTCTATTAAATTCTTCAATTTTTTGATAGCCATCTTCTCTTACAAAAGCACATCTTCCAAAGTTATTTTTTCCTTTTCCGGCGCCATCAGTAAAATATTTCATCTTTCAGTTAATTTATAAAAATTAAATAAAAAATTTTCTTCAGCTTTCTCAGAAGTAGCCGAAACTATTTTATCTACTAAGGGTTCTTCAAATAAATTCCACATATTACTTTGAGACATCAAATCTCTAGCTTCAGTAGCTAATAAGATATTATCAGCTCTTTTTATTATTCTGTCATCAAATAGATAATTATGTCGTCTTGACGAAAGAAGAGAAGACACGCCAAAAGTAAGATATATGTAATCTTGTATTTTTCTCTCATATACTTTATATTCTGGAAACAGAGATTTAAAGGGACGAGTAATATCTGATAAATATGCTTCACTAGCATCATGCAATAATCCAGCTAATTTCTGTACTTTTGTTTCCAATATATCGGACACTCTTACAGAATGCTCAGCAACACTATAAAATTTATTGCAGTGTCCATTAAATCTGCAAGACAAACTTAAAGCATGCGCAATGTCTGTTATATCTATTTCATTGCTTTCTAGATCAATGAAATCAAATCTTTTTCCAGTAAAAGTTTCTATCCAAAAATTACTCATTTTTAAACTTACCACCCGGGCATATTTATATTATATAAATTTCTATCAATGTTTTTATCAAGTTCTTCTCTAGAGAAAAAAGCTTCTGTAGATAACACTGGCGCTAGTTCAAATTCAGAAGCAAAAGCCTTTGCGCCAATTGTTTTTTTATGTTCCATTAATTTCTCTAAGCTAAATCCCTTTTCCCATAATACTTTTTTATCTGCTTGTTCTAATATTGGATTCAACGCCGGCATATACCGATATTTATATCTTGGATTTTCCCTAAGTTTAAACAATAGATCAGAATAATCTTGTATAGTTCCAACAACCATGAGAAAACTACCTGGAATAGGAATATTGCTAATTTCTGCATTATAAAACTTTTCAATTTTATCTAATTCTGGAAAAGTTAAAGGATTCTGTGGATCTGCCAAAATGTCATCACAATTATGATAAATAATACCCTTACCAACATATGAATTATCATCTTCTACTTCAAGATTGTATACATATCCTTCATACCAAGTATGAACTATTTTTTTCATTCTAGAATGCATAATATCATCTTCTAATCGCAATTCTCCCGCCGGAATCCAGCCTTCACTTGTCAAAACTGGATGAGTTTTTGTAATTCCAATTATCTCATTATTGTCTAAATATAATATAGTTATTTGCTCTTTTATATATCTATTAAAAATATTTGTGACTTCTCTGTATCTATTTTTATGTGTTCGAACCATATCACCAGTTTGGATATCTTCTATATGTGTATATCCAGAATTAGTTAAAATTCTAGTTCCCGGAGTTAAGCAGATAGTCATGCCATAGCGTCCAGTATGAATACCTCTTTTAACACCGAAAATTCCACTAGAAATACTTCTAAATTGTTTTTGCCCATTTTCATATAAAAAACTAGTGTTTGATTGCTTTTGTCTATCGACTAAACATTTGCTTAGTACTGGATTAGTGACCACGATTCTTTTTATATTTGATATGTGATATGTTGCTAGTTCGGCTTTATAGGAAATATAGACAAAGTCATCACTTAATCGTGCTTTTAACATTTTGTATAATACCGTAGCGTAAGATATAGTAGATTTTAAATGAAATCTTGGTAATACCAAAACATACCATTTATCTTCAGCGATAGCTTCTTCAATATCTTGCGCGATTAAATGAATATGCCAAGTGTCAAAATCAAATTCTGGAAAACTAAGAGAAAAAGTGTTTTGAATAAAGTTATCTAATGAAGACAAATCAGGTTCTAAAGAAATTTCTTTCTTCTGATTCATATTTTCATATAAAACAGTTAAAGCATGTTTAAAATTTTCTTCAGCATGTATGAGTTCTGTCATATTAGAATCCTTGTTAGGATACTTGTGATACCTCCCCATCAATTACACCTTCTGTTATCAATAATTTTTTATCTGACGACTTTTCGTATTTATCTAATCCAAGTAATTTAGCAAATCTGATTCTAATCCTTTCCCATAAATTATCATCAGCTATTTCTTCTCTCAATATTCTACTCATCTCTGTAACAAAAGTAAGTTGAAAAGCTTCTTGTTTCAATTGCTTTTCTAATCTAACAGTATCCAGAAAAGTATCCACCGCGTCAGTAAATTTGTGTGGTTTCATCCCAGAATCTTTGAGAGCTTCTTCTATCTTATCTTTAATAATTTGCAGTGTTGCTAAAGTGTTTTCTGTATCTGCATTTGCATGACGCATAATTGTGCCAAGATTTTCTTTAGTTTGAGAATTTATAAAGTCTATTTTTTCTGCTCGCCAATTACCTTCTTTAATCCATCTAATCAAAGTAGAAACTGCAATTTCTAATTCATTAGCTATATCTATTTTATACTTCCCGCTGAAATATAGTAGTTTAGCCTTAGCTTTTAAAACATCATAGTCAGGCTTGCTTTTAATTTCATCGTTCACATTAGTCATATTTTTTATGCCATATTTTTTTAGTACTAAAAATTTTCATTTGAAACTCTTTCTTATTAATGTCTAATACGTCACATAGATAATCAATAAATGGCGATTTTAGAAATTGAGTGGCATCACTTTTATTATCATAATTATCAGAATGTAGATCTAATATAGACAAACGTATCATTGCAGCTACTAAACTTAAGTAACCAAAGAATACATCTTCGTCATAATTTCCGATAATCATTGCATAAAATTAAAAATTTGAATGTCCCTGCCCTACAAATCTCATCATATCTATGTGACCTTTTATCTTCTTATCCGAATAAGTAACACAAAATCCATTGGAATCAATACAAATTTCATGCCTTTCGCATATGGTAGCTTTATTCCACAAACATTCCAAAGAATTACAACAAAAGATATTGCCTGTATTACTACAAATAACTCTTTTGATTTTAAATTTCAAATCTTCGTGTGTTTTTTCATCAAAATTAGGCTGTATAAGACACTCGCCATAATATTCTCCCGTTGTACCAATGGGAACATAATTTTTATGATATTTAAAATGATAGATATCATCAAGCTCTTTATAATTTTTACACTTGTCAAAGTTACAATAAATTTTCATTTAAACACCTTTTTATGCAATATTACATTTTCCCCATCCACATGACGGACAATGGAAACAACCTTCTGAGAATACCAACGAAATATGACATTCAGGACAAGAATTATCTCCCGTAGTCATAACCTGTTTAGTTTTACAACCATCTCTAAATATGGTGACGCCATCACATTTTAAATCATATGCATCTTTAATTATTTTTTCTACATCAGACACAGTTGAATTATTTGGCATATTAATTGTTTTTGATATAGAATTATCTACATGTGCCTGGAATTTACTTTGAATATGTATATGATTTTCTGGTAACACTTCTAACGCTGTTATGAATATCTTTTGCCATTTCTCCGGAATTTCATTTATTCCCGTCGCGCGGCCTTCATTTTTTATGATTTTGTCTAATAATTCGATTGAGAAAAATCCTTCTCTTTTAGCAATACTCTCAAATATTGGATTAACTGTAATCAATTCCTTTGCAGATAAAGTAGTTGCTCTTTTGAAGACTAAACCATAGTTTGGCTCTATGCCAGGAGAACAATTAGCCAAAATAGAAATTTCTCCCGTGGGCGCAATTACAGTCAATGAAGCATTCCTAATTGGATCAGTATAAATTGAAATATTAAAATTTGGGAAACTCCCTCTCTCTTTAGCTAATTGTTCAGAAGCTTTTTTAGCCTCAAGATAAACAAACTCCATTAATTTGTCTACAAGTTTAATAGCTTCCATAGAATTATACGGTATTTCAAGCATATAAAGTAAATCTGCAAATCCCATTACCCCAAGGCCTATTTTCCTATTAGCAACTGTCATTTCTTTAATTTTTGGCAAAGGATAATCTGAAGCGTCAATAACATCATCTAAAAAATGAACCGCATTGATAATTGTTTTTTGCATAGCTGGCCAAGAGATTTGATTGTCTACAACAAATTTTGTCAAGTTAATACTGCCTAGAACACATGGCTCATTTGGTAATAAGCTCGTTTCACCACAGTCCCAGATAATAATCCCGCTTTGTTTTTCAGCTGAATTTGAAGTAACTATAGCGTAATTTAAAAACTCTTCTACCGTTAGATCATAAACATCTTCAATTTTAGAAAATTCAATTGAAACAACTTTATGATTGTCTTTAATCTTTCTATTTTTCTTCGATTTTAAACTAGCTTTAGCGGCTTTTATTTTATTCTGATGATCTAATTCTAAATTCTCTTTACGAAATTTTATTAGTCCGTTGCTAACTTTTTTTCTTGTTTCTAAACTAAGAGGAATTCCAGTTTTATTTATTTTATTAAAATTAATTATAGCACAATGCTTACAACGATATTCGCCATTAATATTATTAACTTTTATTATTTTTATTTTTTTACAATCAATACAAAATATTTTAACTCTTTCTATTTTATTACCTTTTAATTTTTCAGAAATTATTCTTAATAGTTCATAATTCTCTTTAGTTTTTCCTTTACAATGAGACTCTAAACCATTTTGATACCGGTTTAATAAAGTTTGTCTTTGTTTTTCTACTTGTTCTTGGGATAATTTAACTCCAAATCTAGGATTATTTTCTCCTTTTGTATTATAAAATGAATTTCTTTTTTTGTATTCTTCAAATTTGCCTCTTAATTTTAATTTAAATAAGGGATTTTTTTCTCCTGAAATATCATGAATTTTTCTATGCTCTTCTATTGTTAAAATTTGTAAATTATCTTTCAAATTATTTAACCCATTATAATCTACATGATGAATTACTTCATTTTTATCACAATTTCTTCCAAAATAAAATTCGCTAAGAAGTCTATGTTCAACCTTTCCAGCATGCCCACAATTAGAAGATTTCCAATATTTTACAGTATTCCATTTACTTTTAACTCGATCAAATCTCATTAATGAATCACCAATATTTAAATCTTTTAATAATACTTTCTGATTATTTTGCAAAATAAATTTGTGATCTTCAGTTGTTTCAACAAAAGAACCATCATCAAGAGTTACTTTAAATACTTTTTGATTTTCTCTAGTCTTTCTAACATTATAAGCTTTTCTAATTACCAATTTTCCTTCATTATCAGTGCAATATACTGGAAATTCCATTCCAAGTAGTTCTTTTATTGGTTTTGGTGAATCTCCAGCTATCATAACTAAAGTATCCCCTGTTATACAAGCATTTTTATACATTGGCCCTAAAGTAGGAGTTGGATTATTTTTATTGTATGTGTCAAAGAATACTACACCAGGATCACCACTTTCCCAGGCACTCTGTGCAATTAAATTTAATAAATATCTGGCTCGCACTGAATCCACTTTTTTCTTAGTCCTGGGATTAATAAGTGGAAAATCAGTATCTTTTGAAACACAAGACATAAACTTATCTGTAATAGCGACAGAGAGATTAAAGTTAGAAAACTTGCCCTCTTCTTTCTTGCAATTTATAAATTCTATAATATCTGGATGGTCACATTTTAAAAGAGCAAGAGCTGCACCTCTTCTCATTCCGCCCTGTTTTACAGAATCAATAACTGAATTAAATACGGGCAAAAACCCTACTACACCACTGGATACTTTCCCAGTAGTTTTAACAATATCATTACGTGGTCTTAAATCAGAAAAATTCAGGCCTATGCCACCACCAGATTTAGTGATAATTGCGCAATCCCGAGCCGTTGAAAAAATAGATTCAATAGAATCTTCTGGTGATAAAACATAACATGCAGCCAAGAAATTCAAATTTTCTATCCCCGCATTAGACAAACATGGAATATTCGGGAAAAATACTTGGTTAGATAGCATATTATAAAATATTTTTTGCCATTTAATAGAATTTCCGCCATATCTTTTTTCTATAGAAGAAATATATTTCGCTGTTCTTCTAAACATTTGTGATGGTGTTTCTTTTTTTCCGTCGCTTAGTAGCTTAAGATACCTTCCCTCAAGAAGACTTACTGCATTTGGAGTTAGTTTTAATTCGTCATCTATATTAATAGCTGCTTTATATTCGCGAATATCAGAATGTTGCGCACGGTATAAAATATATTCTTTAATTACTCTATATGTTGAAAATTTTATAAGATTCTTTTCTACAGCATCCTGAATATCTTCAACCTGGACTTCTTCTCGTCCATTAATTTCGCTAGTTACAATTTCAGTTATTTTTTTAGCCACATCTTCATTTATTTCATTGACAACCGTCATTGCTTTTAATACAGCAAAATTTATTTTATTGCTATCAAATTTTACAATACGACCATCTCTTTTAATTACCCGTTTTATTAAACCAATATTACTCATGTTTGTTCCCTTTAGCTACATCGCTTTCATTTGGCATAAATAACTTTTCCCATAATTCAATCCCTTTTTCCAAATCTGCGTCTTCATAATAGAATAAATCATTTCTTTTAAAATTCATTTGCGCAATATTAGATAATAGCTGACACAAACGCATATCAGGAACTTTTTCCCACTCTTGTTTTATTTTTTCTAATATTATTGGTATTCTTTTTGGATTTCTCAATATCCCCCCTTTTATTTCCCGCTAATGCAATACACAAAGAATCATATATATGTTGACTCTTTCCTTTTAATTCTGGAAACTTCTTAATCACCCATTTTGCTATATCTTCTTTTTTAGAGTTACCATTACCGAGCACTTTCATTTTCCACGTTTTAGCTGGAATAACTTGGAATGGAATTCCATGATAAATACAAGTCGCTAAGATCATGCCTTTTACTTGCGCAAGTCCTAAAGTAGCTCTAGGATTAACAGAGTAAATATTTCCTTCAACTATGAACTTCGCATCAGTAATTAAATCCTCAGCATCTATTATATGATATAATTTGTTAGTAAGTTCTATAAATCTTTCTTCTGAAGTTGCAGCTTTAGAATCTATCTCAAAGTAATTTTTTATTTTATTATGCAAATTTATTACGACAAAAGATATTTGTGTGCTGTCGTAATCACAGCCTATAATTTGCTTTATTATGGTATCCATAAACCACTATTAGTATTTTTATCTTTTTCTGTTCTAATTCTATAATTATTTAAAACCCAAATAAAAAATTCTAAACTTTTAGTGTGTTCTGGGCAAAGATTATTAATACTTTGATGTGCTATTTGATTTTTCAAACATTTAGGATAAATACACTTAATCCTTTTTTGTGGCATTACTTCTCCGAAACTTTCATAGCTATTTTCTCTGGAAATAGTCTAAATAAAATATCTTTAATTTCTTTAGTAGTAAGTTCTATCTCAAAAGATGTGAACTTAATCTTAATTTTAGAATTCATTGAAGAAAGATCAAAAATAATATCCCTAGTGGGACATATTGTGTTATTGTGCAAATCGCTCATAGTATTTGCCCCTGTAGTAACATAGTCATACAGTGGAGATATAATGCCCATTTACTTTAAACTTTCAGACAATTTATTTTTTATATCTGTTATAGATTCTTTGCTGTTTGGAGAATTTATAAACACAATTGGCTCTTTATTTTTCACAATAATCTCAAGTGAATTATCTTTAATATATTGAGTCTCACTTTTTGCTAGATTATCAATATTTTTGTCATTCACAGACAATCTCACTTCTTCTGGTAATGCTAATGTTGAATGAACTAATAATAAAGATTTCGACAATAGCAATGATAAATTTTCATTTATCATCTTATATGTCAATGTTCTAATGTGACTATTTGAATCAATAGATTCAGCAGCTCTAATAAATGGTTCTATACTATCTACTATTTGCACCAATCTCTCGACAAACTTTCTCTTTGTTTGCTTAAAATCTTCAACTTTATTTTCTTCACTCATTTATCTTCTCCATTGAACTACAAATTTTTGTATACGAGCAATAAACATTTGGTTTTAAAATACTACAAAAAATACACCTAGAAGGAAGCTTGCCTATTTTTAAATATTCTAAGACAGAAAATAACTTAGCATAAAGTTGCTTTATTAATTCTTTGTCTAAAGTACAATGCAAAGCTACAAACTCTTGATCGTCTTTATTTTCGTATACTAACAAACCATTATTAATACCAGTAATATCCATATACACTTGTAATTGTGATATATGCTCTGGCTTTCCCACCTTTGTTTTATATATTTGTTTAAAACCGTATGAATGTATAGATTTAAGTTCACAAACAAATAATGTATTAGAAATATTTAATATCGCATCTAGTCTTCCTGAAATAGGCGGCTCATCTTTTTTTACAACTATTTCTTTGCCAGACAAAATATTAGCATTTTCAAAATAAACCCCATAACGCTCATGCATATCATTGCCATTGTCAAACTTTCTTAAAGTCTGCGCAGGTATAGGCGCCTGTTCTAACCCAATCATAGAAAAATATAATTGTCTCTCAGTGTCTGATATCCCAGAAGCAGAAAACTCTGTTCTAACTTTAGGAGTATTAATTTTTTGACACTTAAATATAGAATCATCAATAAGTTTTTTAAAGTTATCAGTTTCAAAATTTAAGCTCTCATTTTTGATTGTTTTAAGAAGATTTTTTATACTCAAAGGTTTACTTCAACACTTTTTCTACTATTTCTATTATATTCCCACAAATCCCCTTAAGTTCTTCCCATTTAGGTTTTACACCGTGAGTTCTAGCAGAATCCTTAACACTACCTAGCATTTTATCCCATTTTTCAGCCTCAATTCCCAAATATTCCAAAAATGACTTATCATCCCATTCAAAACGTACTTTAGTTAATTTTTTACTCATAAATCACCTGCTTGTTTTTAATTCTAAATCACGCCTAGTAAGTTCTCTAGATATACAATCTGCTTGTATTTGGTACATATCTAACAAACGCAACAAAGCTTTTATTTTAGATTCTTTTTCTATTAGTTGTACTTGTACTTTTTTAAAAGCAACATTATTTACTATAGTATTAGAAATGAGAAAGTCCTTAGTACTTTTCTTCTCCTGTTTTTTCTCTAATTCGAAAGCTGTGTTATTAACGCCCAAGTCAAATGATTTCTTCAGTATATTATATTCCAATTCTTCATGAGATAACAATCGCAAACAATAAGACCTCCAAGCAGCTAATTTAAACATCCATCGACCAATTTCAATTAAAGAAGATTTTGTAACCTCTTCAGGAAAAGCATATTTCTCACCAAATGAAGAAGGCTCCTTTGGCAAAGATAACGACTCTAAAGATTTTGTGACTTCTAATATACTAGTTGAATAATTATTTTCCATAGCTTTTTACTTTTTTAAGCCAAATTTTATGTGAGAACTCTGTATTGGCTTTTTTAATCTTCTCATTTCATACACTTCAGCCAAAGAATATTCTCTATGCAATATATCAAAGGGTATCATGTCTTTAACTTTATCATAAGATAAGTTATTGACTTCTATATGTGCTAAACATCTTCCAGGACGAATTATTGCGGGATCAATTTTGCTAATGTCATAATTAAACGAGATTATGATAATTGAATCAGCTAACAGTGATAAAAACCCCTCAGTTAAATTTAGTAAATTTGATCTAGCATCCATATACTGAGAAGACGCTTCAATAGACACTAAGTCCCCAACATCTTCAAATACAAAGCATGACCTTCTAAATTGAGTAATTACATTAGTTAATAGATCAGCTTCAATAAAAAATTGTGTGGGTGGAAGACATGCAATAGCTCTTCTGCCCTTATTTTTCATTTCTGTAAGAATTGAGCGTATTAAATAGCTCTTTCCAGTTCCCACTGGTCCGTTTATTAATACTAAACCATGAGACGCACTGCTCATATCTACTAAGAGAGTGTTAATTTTTTCAATAACTTTAGAATCATAGTTTACTTTTATATCATCTAATAATATTGGATCAAAAGATCTTGTTTTATAAGTAACTCCGTGCTTACTTGGTGAAGCAAACACTATAGGAATACCTTTACCCGCATGCAAATTATCTGTAATATCAAAATTAAACTTTCTTAATATTTTTAAAAGATTCTCTACATCTACATAGTGGACAAAATCTATAACACAATCTAGACAATAAATATTATTTTTAGCGTCTAGAAAACTCATTTCAGTAT